CTACGCCGGGGAGATGGCGGAGCTGCGCGGGAAGCATAATTGGAGCGGCGAAGAGGTCGACATGGGTATGACGATCCTCGACAACTACCGCAGAGCGGCAGAGCAGACCGGCGACTGGACGGAATATTCCAACTGGCGCAAAGAGGTCTCCGCGCACGGCACGGCAGCCGGTCAAGCGCTGCAGGCGTATGCCAAATACTCCCGGCAGACGGGCGGCGGTATCGTCGCGGACGCTTCGGCAGCGCTGGAGCGCGCGGCGAAGAAGACCAACAAGGCAGAGATCATGAACCGTGTCAGCGCGCTTGCGCAGCAGTACGACGCAGCAGTCGGCACCGGGCAGGAGAACGCGAAGGTCAACGTCAACGATCTGGTCGACATCATCAAGAGCGCCAGCACGGCCCGTCAGACCGGTACGCTCATCGGAAACAAGACCCCGCCCATTGTCAACTGGGCCATGAACCGCATTGCGAACTACGCCCGGGCGGAAGCGCAGGCGGGCGGCGGGGAAAACCTTGATTTCCTCCGGACGTTCGCGGCAGACAGCATCTACAATATCGCCGCTGATACGCGGGCGGTATCCGCTGGGGAGCAGGTCAAGACGGTCCGGCGCATGGGTATGCTGTCCAAAGTGTCGACAGTCATGCGGAACCTTGTTTCGAACAACGTCTTCGACCCCATCGACAGCATTGCGCGGAACGTCTCTGTCCCGCTCGACATGCTGGTATCTACGATCACCGGCACGCGCAGCGTCGCGGGCGATGCGTCGTGGTTCTCGGCGGCGAAGCGCAAGGGGTCTATGGACGGCCTCGCACGGGCGTGTATGGAAGTCGGCCTTGATGTCGACGCTTCTGGCACGGCCGGAAAGTACGAAAATACGTCCAACCGGACCTTCAAGATGTCCGGCGGCGTCTTCTCCAAGCTCATGTCCGTATGGGAAGCGTATGATGGCTACACCCTGAACGCGACCGACGAATTCCAGAAGGGCGGCATTGAAGCAAGCGTCCAGAAGGGCATTGACAAGCTTTACGAGCAGGGCAAGATCAAGGACGATTCCCTGCGCAACGCGGGACAGCAGGAAGCGCTTTACCGGACATTCCAGGACAAGACGGTTTTGTCTGACGCGGCAATCGGTGTTCGGAATGCACTCAATAAAGCGCATGTCGGGGACGTCGGTGCTGGCGATATCATCCTTCCGTTCGCGCAGGTCCCGTCAAACCTCGGCGCTCGCGCGATCGAGTATTCCCCGGCCGGGCTTGCAGTTGCAACGGCAGACTTTATTAACCTGATCGACTCTGCGCAGAAAGGAAACTTCACGGCAGCGGATCAGGCAAAGGCCGTGCAGGGCGTAGGCCGCGCGCTGACCGGCTCCGGTATGATCGCCATTGCGGCAGCGGGTGCACTCCGCGGCTGGATCAAGGTGACTGGTGACGACGATGATAAGGACAAGGATGCGCTCGCAAAGACGCACGGGCTTGATGGAACGCAGCTCAATATCAGCGCAGCGCTCCGCGATATCCGCGGCGAGGGCGCAGAGTGGAAAGCTGGCGACCAGCTGCTTTCCATTGGATTCCTGGACCCGATCAATGCGCAGCTGACAACGGGCGCGTTGATCGCGGACGACATCCGGAGCGAAAGCGTCACGGCAGGGCGCGTATTCGGCAATTCCCTTTCCGGTGCGCTGCAGTCCGTACTTGATACCCCGGTTATGTCTACGTTTCAAGATGTTGCAACAAATTACAACTACAGCAACGCAGAGACGGCGGGCGGCAAAATGCTGGACGCGGCGCAGAAGTACGCGGCGAATCAGCTTTCCAGCGTGATCCCGAACTCCTTGCGCGGCATTGCACAGGGGCTTGACGATACCGAGCGGAACGCCTATTCCTCGGATAACGTCTGGCAGCAGGCGGTCGACAACGCGAAAGCGTCAATTCCCGGCCTGCGGGAGACGCTTCCGGCGAGGACGGACGTCTGGGGAAATCCGGTCAAGAACGAGGGTGGCATCCGCAACTTCATGAACCGGAATATCAACCCCGGCAATATCACGACGTACAAAACCGACGCAGTTTCCTCCGAGATCGAGAAGATCAGCGAGGCAACAGGCGAATCCCTGTATCCTGACCGCACGGCTCCGCGATCTTTGAAGGTCGACGGGGAAGCTATCAGTCTGACGTTCGAGCAGCGCAGCATGTATCAGAAAGCCTACGGCGACGCGTATTCCGCCGCCGTGACCTCGCTCATGAACGACAAGAACTACAAGGCCATGCCGGACAGCATGAAAGCCGAGATCCTGCAGCAGGCGAAGGACACCGCTACAGAGCAGGCGCGGGACAGCCTCGGCATCGGGTATGAAGTGAAATCCTCTGCACAGAAGATCTTGGAGAAGTCCGGCGTGGAGCGCAACAACGCGCTGATCTCCGCCGCCGTCAAAGCGCAGCACTATTTGTCTCCGGAGACGCAGAAACAGCTTTCTGACGTCGACCGGCAGTTCGGCGGCGCTGACTATGTCGGCTTGTCTGACGAGCTTCTCAACTCTGCGAAGGAAAAGGCGAACACCTACTTCTCGGCGGTCGAGGCAGCCAAGTACGGCGACGAGCAGACCGAGACGCAGAAGGATCTTGCGGACAAGGACAGCAAGGAGCTTGCACGGTACTTTATGGACAAGGCTATCGAATCCCGCTATACCGACACGAACAAGAGCGGGACGAAAGCCGACGAGTATCTGAAAGCATACCGGCATGGCGAGCTCAACGATGCAATGGCGCTGGCTGTTCTGAGCGACAAGGAGGTCATGGCATACGATCGCTTCGGCCGGAGCGCGAAGGTAACGCCGGAAATGGCGCTGCAGGCAGCAAACGCGCATGCCGGAATGAAGGATGTCAAAGACGAAGACGGCAAGGTCACGAACAGCGCCGAAGACCAGTTCGACGCATGGCTCGACAAACAGAGCTGGACGGACGATCAGAAATCTGCTGTCCGCATGGGCTTCTACTCTGACAGTGCCAAGACCTACAGCTATCTGGCAGACCAGCTTCGCAAGGGCAACATCAAAACAGCCGACGCCAAGAGCGAGCTTACAACTTCGTATCAGGCAGGCTGGTCGAAAAACGTTCGGGACACAGGCGCGAAGATGGCGGATTATATTGACGCGATTGTCGAGTATGAAGACCGGCCAAGCGAAGAAGAACGCAAGGCTGCTGGCTACAAAAACACGTGGACATGGTTCTGCGACTATCTGAACACCACAGATCTGACGCAGGAGCAGAAATTCGGGATCGCTATCAGCATGAGCGACTATTCAGACAAGACCAAGCAGAAGATCTGGAACAGGCTCAGATAAGGGGGGGTATTTATGGTACAGAAGATCAAAAACGTCCTGTATATCACGATGCGCGGCGTTGACCTGACACAATGCACAAATCTGAGCTTCAAAATTGTGCAGGGTGACAGCTTTTCCAAGACCTATACGCCGACAGTCGCCAGCGCTTCCCGGTTCACGGTCGAGGTCCCGAAAGCCGACGCGGACAGCCTGACTGTCCGACCGGCCCGCTGCCAGTTGACGTTCACCGACGAGGCGGGCAATTCCCGGGCAACGGAGATCGCCGTTGTTGACGTGGAAGAGCTGCTGTAGGAGGTGAGCACGTGTCTGATGCAGTATATGAACAGCGGCTGAACATGGCTGTCGAGCCGGACACCGCGACGCTCGTTATTCGGGACGCCATCAAAGGCGATAAGGGAGACAAAGGCGATAAGGGAGATAAGGGGGACAAAGGCGACAAAGGCGACGTCGGCGACACTGGCCCGACCGGCGCGACCGGTCCTACTGGCCCGCAGGGGCCGCAGGGCAAACCCGGATCCAGCGTCACGGGCATCACGCTCGTTGGGACCGTCGACGACACGACGACCTATCAGGTCTCGATGTCGGACGGGCAATCGTTTTTGTTCTCGGTGAAAGCCGTGCCCGGCCCTGCCGGTGCAGCTGGTTCTCCCGGCACGCCGGGCGCGAACGGAACGACCTTCGTGCCGTCCGTCTCCGAAGACGGTACGCTCAGCTGGTCGAACGCAGACGGCAAGGAAAACCCGGCGAGCGTCAATATCAAAGGCCCGCAGGGAAACCCCGGAGAGAAGGGCGACAAGGGCGATACCGGCCCGCAGGGCCCCACTGGCCCACAGGGCCCGACCGGCCCGAACGCTGTATCGACCACCACGACGAGCGACATCACCGGCCTGCTCAAAGGCAGCGGCGGGAAGGTGGCACAGGCGGTAGCAAATACCGACTATATCAGCCCGGCCAACATGAAGACCTTCCTGAACCGGCAGACAGCGGTCAACGCCGCCGATACCAATTATACAACGTTGATGGCACGCGGCATGTCTCTGAATTCTGCTGAGACTACCCCCGCCGTGAACGGGGCCATTGCATGGCAATACGAATAAAGGAGAATCGTATGGATTTGCAGGATCTGAATATCGCAGTCGCGGAGATCCGCGGCAACGTCGACCGGAACACCGGCCGGATCAAGGATCTCGAGAAGAAGAACGACGCTGTGACCAAGCTGGCCGAGGCCGTCGCCGTCATGGCCGAGCACATGAAGACGCTCGACGACAAGATCGACGACATGCAGACGAGCGTCAACAACCTCACCGCCCGCCCGGGCAAGAACTGGGACGCGCTGGTTAAGATCGCCATGACCGCGCTCGTCACCGGCGTCATCGGCTGGGCGCTGGGCAAAATTCTGTAACACACGCCGCAAGGCGTGAAATCTGAAAGGAGTACATACTATGAACGCAAAATGGTGGAAAGCCGCGCTGGTGCGCGCAGTAAAAACCGTCGCGCAGACGGCAGTGGCAACGATCGGCACGAGCATGATCCTGTCCGAAGTCAACTGGCTGGCCGTCGCGTCGGCCTCGGCGCTGGCGGGCATTTTGTCCCTGCTGACGAGCGTCGCGGGCCTGCCGGAGGTAAAAGAGGAATGAGCATGGAGGTCGACAGCTCCATCCGGGCAAAGTGGCACGGCGGAAAGCGCAAGCTCTCCGCCGTAAAGGCCATCGTGTTCCACTACACGGCGAACACCGGGAAGAATGCGACGGCCAAAGGCAATGCCCGCTATTTTGAGGGCGGCAGCGAGGGCCGCAAGGCCTCGGCCCACTACGTCGTCGACGAGGGCGAGACAGCTTATGAGTGCGTGCCGCTGGATACCGTGGCATGGTCCGTCGGAGACGGGCACAGCGGCAAATACGGCGCGCTCGTCAACAACTACAACTCGGTATCGATTGAAATGGTAAGCCACACCGACGCGGAGAACCGCTACTATATCCCGGCCGAGACGCAGCGGCACGCGGCGGAGCTGTACGCGCAGCTGAAAAAACAGCTGCCGAACGTCAGGTACGTTGTGCGCCACTACGATGTGAGCCTCAAAAAATGCCCTGCGCCGATGATCGACGGGGGCGCATGGGCAAAATTCAAAAACTTGCTGGAGGAGGCAGAAGAAGTGAGATACGAAAAGCTGAAAGACGTTACGAACCAGACGTACCGCCAGACGCTGGACAAACTGGTGGAGAAGGGCCTGCTCAAAGGCAAGGGCGGCGAGGGGGAAGACCTGCTGCTGGATCTGGCAGAGGACAACGTCCGCATGCTGGTCATTCTCGACCGCACGGGTGTGTTCGGGGATTAAGGTATGCAGCGCGGTCTTCCGACGAAGCCGCGCAGCGAGTGGGAGCACTTGATATCCGAATGGATCCTGAATGCCCAATACCGGGAGATCATGCGCCGGAACATCTGCGACGGCGCGACGGCGGAGCAGCTGGCAGAACGGTACGGCTTTTCCGTGAACGGCATGAAGGGCATCATCAAACGTTGTACAACGATCTTATTAGAGGCAGGCGCGGAGTGATCCGCGCTTGCCTCTTTTTGTGCTTTATATGAGCCTGCGCTTGGTTTTTTGTGATGACGTTTTCCATCAGAATGACGGTAGGAGCTGGCCAGCTTACTACATCTTCGGAGGTATTTCTCATGGAATACGCAAGCAATGGCAAGGGCAATCTTGGCGTGACGCTCGGTGCGATCGGCACCGGTCTTGGCGTGCTGAACGGCGGTCTCGGCGGCATTCTCGGCGGATTCGGCGCGAATCCTGCTGCTGCGGCTGCTATGGCTGCGGGTAACAGTGACAACCACTATGTCAGCCGGTATGAGGCCGGTCAGTCCGCGCGGATCGCAGAACTGGAGACAGAAGTGAAGCTGCGCGACGCGAACGCTTACACCGACAAGAAAATTCTCGAGGTGTACCAGTACACGGACGGCAGAATGCGCTCGATCGAAGAGCAGCTTTGCCAGCAGCGCGTTATCAACGCGCAGACCACGGCGAACCTGTCCTGCATGCAGAACGAGATCGCTGCGCTCTCTGGCATGACCAAGACGGTGATCCCCATTGGGAACATCTGCCCGGAACCGATGCAGCGGTATAACAGCTGGACGGCTCCGACCGGCACAGCGACGGCCAGCGAGGGCTAAATGCAAGGGGCGGCAATAGCCGCCCCTATCTTCAAAACGGAGGTTGTCTGTATGACAGTTACAATAGATCAAGCTATGCGCGGGGCTGTTCGGTTTGCCGACAATGAAGTCATCCCGCACTTGCCGGGCGGAAAGGGAATTGGCGCTGGGATCATGCTGGCGCTCATCATGGAGGGCAGCCGCGAAAAGGTTCTTGCGCTGCGTGAGCATCCGGTTGTGAAGCTCATGCAGATCATGGATGAGCAAGGGAATATCGACCTTGATCGCCTGTACAACGCAGCAAGGCCAAAGTTCGAGAACAAGCTATCTGTGTCCGTGCCGTTCATCGGAGAATTAAAGTTCGACCAGAACGACGTTGACAAGCTTTATAAGTATATTCAGGAGGTGTGACCTGTTATGAAAACATACATTGAAAAACTTTACGGAGAATTACATGAGTTATCGACGCATCCAGTTTGCAGGGGCAGCGTAGAGGACGCGACAGGAATTGCAGAGCTGATTTGCATGTTGAAGAAGATCGACCGCAAATACGGCTTTACGGAAGCAGACGCGCATGAGTGGACTTCCCACATGGAGAACACAGACGATACGACCGGCCAGCATTGGCCGATGGAGCAAACCACAGCAGTCATGCGGTCGCGCGGCCTGCACTATGATCCTACTGTCTGGTACGCGGCTATGAATATGATCTACAGCGACTACTTCAAGACCGCAAAGAAGCACGGGGTCAATACCGTGGAATTTTTCGCGGATATGACCGATGCGTTCCTAGACGACAAGGACGCCGGGACCCCGGAGGAGAAGATCAGCGCGTATTACCATTGTGTGGTTTTGCCACAAAATTTGCCACAGGAATAAAATGCTTAGTATTTTCAGCGGGTTTATCGTTTGATTCGATATTTCAAATCTCTCCTTCCGCGCCAGAAAGAAAATCCTGCAATCTCATGGATTGCAGGATTTTTCTTTGCACGTCAAGGATTTCTGAGGTTCCTGTCGTTACATTTTTCTGTTATTCGTATCATTGTCTTGATACACATAGCGCAATATTGACACGCGTTTTTGCCACGATTTTTGCCACAGAATCAAGAAACTACGCAAAGAAGTTTTTGATCTGCTGAACAGAATCGGAGATATCTGCCTGCGCGATATGCGTATATATTTTTCGCATGGTACCGTAGTCCGACCAGCCCCCAAGCTGCATTGTTACCTTTTCAGATATCCCTAATTTATAGGCGAGGGAGCAGAAAGAATGCCTTAGTCCGTGTGTCCCGACTTCCGGCAGGTTCGCTTTTCTGCATATTTTATTTGCGGAGGCTCGGATGCTATTCGGGTTTGCGATTACGACAAATTCACTGGTTCTTTCTGCGTCAGAAAGCAGCTGAAATAGTCTTGGTATCATGATCGGGATCGTCCGCCGGGAAGAACGGTTTTTGTTCGTTGGCTTGTTTACCAGCTTGTTGTTTTCGTCAAATAAGGTGGCTCCACGAACTGTGATGGACTGCTTTTTCAAATCAACGTTTTCCCAACGTAAGCCTAAAATCTCGGATACGCGCAAAGAGTGCAGAGCAAGCAAAAATGCAATTTCGTATTTGCTTCCTTCTGCCTCTTTGAGGAATACCGGAATTTCTTCCGCGGACAAAAATGCATGCTCGTCGGACTGAACAGCGGGAAGCGATACGTCATAAGATACGCCGTATCGTTTAAGAGCTGGGCGTATCAGTGCCCATGTTTCGCGAATAGTCTTCGGGCTGCATTTTTCGGTGTTGACCGCCTGCTGGATGGCGCTTACAGAAAGTTTAGATAAAGGAATGTCCATGATGGACTGTAGATAACAACGCTGCTTGATTCTGTGCCCACGCACAGAAGCTGGGGAGAGCACCCCGCTTTTCAGGGTCAGATACTCGTCAATCGCTTTTCGTATTGTGATTTCCGGTTTTTCGTTTTCTTCGGCAAGAAGCCCTATTTTGTACTCCAAAGCAGCCTGTTCCGCTTCCCGTTTTGCAGGAGCTGTGAAAGACTTCTTTTGCCCGTTCACCATCACGCGGCAGCGGTAGGAGCCGGAGGGGAGTTTTTCAGCTTCGGGGACTTTGACTTTCTTCATGTTGGTTCTCCTTGCGGATGATGCGGAGGATGGTGATACCGGCAGCAACGACGGAGGTGACGATCAGGCCGATGAAGGCCCATGCTGCGCCGGACAGTCTGCCGCCGCGGATGATACCGGCGTCGGTGACCTGGGAGTCGATCATGAGATAGACAACGAGCGACAGCGCCAGAATGATGCAGAAGAAGACGAGCACATAGCAGATCGTGTGCGTGGATCTGATCTGTGCTTTCTGCGCCTCGTTGGTTGTGACGAGCTTGGCATTTTCGAGTTCAAGCTGGTGGTTGCGTTCCTGCAGCTCGCTTGGGCTGTCGGCAAGCTGTTCCAGCCCGAGGAGAACATCAAGCGATAGTCCAAGCGTATCAGCGATTGCAGCTTCGTTGTACAACAGCGGGTTTGCCTGCACACCAGAGTTGACGCGGCTTACATTTGAGTATGGGACGCCGGACTTCTCCGAAAGCGCACTGATCGTCAGCCCGGCTTCGTTTCTTCTTCGCTTGACTTTTTCTGAATAGGCTTCAAAAAACGGTGCAAGCTTCTCCATTGATGTCAAAATAAACGCCTCCAACAGCATAATTCCAAAAATGGGTTAAAATTGCAATTTTGAATACACGTTTTCTTAATTTTGAACAGCGATTTGCAATCTGGGGTGTAGACATTTCCAAATATTATCTGCTACGCTGGAAACGTACTCAAGCGGTGCTCCCACTCGCTGCGAGGGAAACCCCGCCGCTTCATCCAGCGGGCGGCGGGGCGGATTTACGGGTTACAGTTCTTGCAGGGGACGTAACCCATGTTGATGACGCTGTCGCGTGTGCCGGTATAATACCACTTGTTCTTCTCGGCCATCTTCCCGACGCTCTTGCACCAGCTGTAATGGAACTTGCCGGTGTTGGTGTTGATTACATAGTTGCAGTTCGCCGGGGGTGTTGTGGTGCTGGTGGTTTGATTTGATGATGCGGTGTTTCCAGAGCCCTGCGGCTTCTGCGGAGTCTGAGAGGAAGAAGAACTATTTGCAGAGCTTTGAGAAACTGATACATCTACAGTAACAGTCGCTGTATTACCCGCTGCATCAGATATTTTTAAGTCTGCACTCCCCGCAATCTCCTTGCTGGCGATTATAACCATACGGTGGTTTGCGGGATGATCATCAAGCCTGTTTACGCTGCTTACAGTAACGATTGATTCATTGCTGCTTTTGCATGTGACCGTGGAATTCTGCACCGACTGGCCTACATATACATCGAAATAAATCAAACGATTCGCATCATCGATATAAAGATTGCCTTTGTCATTGAAGTAATTTGGATACGCATATACAGAAATGTCCCGTGCTTTTACAGCTCCTGTTTTGCGAAGGTCTGGAAGAATAACTCTTGAAAGAATGGCACTAGCTTCTGCTCGGGTGATTCTGTCATCTTCATTGAAAGTGCCGGAGGAATCAGAACCAGTAAGAATGCCCGCATTAAACAGCTGATAGATTTCCTCAGCATATGTGGTGTAAATTGTAACGCCAGGAATTAGGCCAAACCCAATATGGTTGATGTCTTTATAAGCGTCCTTCGGCAGCGCGTGAGTTATCAAATAAGCGAAGATTTCCTTCGAAATAATGCCGGTATAGAAGTCCGCAGTCGGAGCATCCGTAAAAGAAAGTATGTCATTTTTTGCGGCATAATCTACATAAACTTGGAACCACGGGGAAGACTGTTCGAATTCGCCTGTTCCACCATAGTAGATGTTATGCAACCGACATGCAATCGCTAGCCCTTCCGCAAGTGTCATTTCTCCTTTTGGTTTGAATAAGCCTGCATCCGTACCAGCCATCAAGCCATACTCACAGACGGTTTTTACGCTTTCTTCGTACCATGACAAAATCGGCACATCCGAAAATCCGGTATATTCTGTCTGCTTCTTGAAATTCGATAGGCCGGAGCTTGCTGCGCATACTGGAATGGCCAACGCCAGCAGAAGAACAACCGCGAGGAATAGGCTGATAATCCGTTTTTGCTTCATTGTATCACTTCTCCTGTCTGTAAAAATTGTATAAAAAATTCTTTCGTAGAAATTGAGCGACAGATTTTGTGAAAACTTCCGTATTGAAGAAAACGAACATATGTTCTAAAATAAAAACAAGCCAAAAGGAAAGGAGCCAGCCGCATGACACGTGAGGAAGCGCAGAAGTACATAGCCCAGCTGACCTACGAGGAAAAGAAGAAGCTTAACGATTTGCTAACAGCCCTTGCACAAAGGCGTCAACCTTCTGCATCTCCTCAGGCGTCAAAGAAGTAAGTTTCGACACAAGTTCATCGTCCAAAGCTCTCTCGTCCGTAGGGACGAGGGGGCTTTTTTCGTCCCCAAACAGGAGGTATTGCGAGTCAACCCCAAAATAGTCTGCAATTCTCTGCAAGACGGCTGGGCGAGGCGTCGAGCCGTTTTTCCATAGGACAACGTTTGAAGAAGAACAGCCTAGTTTTTGCGCAACCGGAGTCGGCTTCTCGCCGTTTCGCTCACACAGCATTTTGAAATTGTCATAAAACATAAATAGAGCCTCCGTAATTTGTGCAATACGCCAAAAGTAATATTTTATTACTTTTGAACTTGAAAACTAATAAAATATGAGTTATTATATAGCTGTCAGGAGGGCAAACGGAGAAACGCGCCCGTGGTTGGAACACGGACGGGCTCCCCACAGGTTACAGTCTCGACTATGCGGTTCGGCTGCTTCCCGGCTCTGGTAGGCCGGGACCGAACAGACTTCCAACATCCGCTTTACCGCATAGCTGGTGCATTTCGGTTCCTGTACCACCGCAGCACCAATTCGGCATATAACGCCCCGTTTGGTTACGGGCGGGCGTTATCCGGAGACACGGTGAAATGTCATGATGGCCTTAAAGAATTTCTTCATGTTGGCATCAATCCCTTCACCAAATATTTGTCACTACCCAGCTGGGTATGTGTGACCTGTGTAAACCGCGCTGACAGACAGCGCCGGGGCAAGGGTGTATATGGTTTCCAGTCAAGACCATCTTAGCACCTGCGCCTGCGGTCTGTCAATAGAAACCTCATGAGCATGAGTTTTAAAGGAGGGAAAAATCATAAAAAATGAGGCAATGGTGTTCCCGCTCTGGTACTACCGGAAGATGGCCGGGCTTACGCACAAGGCCATCGGCGAGCGCTGCGGCGTCAGCATGTCGGCGGTATCGCTGTGGGAATCCGGGAAGACCGTGCCGCGGAAACGGCATTGGCCCGTGCTCGAAGAGATGCTGAACATCTCGGAGAGGCAGCTTTTGGACAGCATTGAGGAAGGGAGGAAACGATGTGCCAGCGGTAAAGATGGGGCGGGATAACACGTCCCGTAACCTGTCCCGGCTGATCTACGGGCGGGTCAAGGAGCGCGACGTGAAGCTGGACGATCTGCTGAAACCGGCGGGCGTCAGCAGCAAGACGACGCTCCGGAAGTGGATGAAGGATCCGCAGGATTACCAGATGAAGGGCGTGAAGGAGATCTGCAAGCGCCTGGGCATTACACGCGAGGAATTCCTCGCAGCATTTGATTACTAGGAGGTTTGCGTTATGAGAAACGCACTTGCGGTCTTGGAGACGACTGAGGAGCGCAGACAGCGCATCAACGAGGAATTGGAGCAGCAGCGGGCAATGGTCCGGATGGTCAAGCGGCTGTGCCTGTGGATCGGCGGGGCGGCAGCAGTGCTGGCCGTGCTGGCCTGCGGGGCGGAGATGGTCAATGAGGCAGTCGTGACCGGTGCGATCGCGCTGGGGACAACGCTGTTCGGGCTGCTGTGATGGACATCAAGGAAAAGGCGCTGCTGATGACGCCATGCGAGGTCTGCGAGATGCTGGGCCAGAAGCGCGGATGCCGCCCGGAAGACGACTGCTACACCTGCGGCATTTACGCCGAGATCATTTTTGCGCAGTGGGACGCGACCTGCAGGCTTATCCGGGAGCGCACAGGCAAACAGAAAAAGAAATGACCCCTGCCGCGCTGCAACGCGACAGAGGCCGAAATGAAAGGACATTATGTCGGCTTTTATTATAAGCCAGAAAGGAACCTATGTCAAGTTTAACGGATTCCCGCGTCAGGCACGGCGCGAAAGCCTGTGTCGAGGCGGTTCGGGCCGACTACCCGAAGTTCAACAAATGCCTGCTTTCGCAGTGCGAAGCGCCGGAGAAATACGGCGTTCAGCTCGTGCCGGAGGCTGCGGCCTCCATCAAGGCGCTGGACGCGCCCAAGAACCGCGTTGAGCGCAGGAAGAAGACGAACCGGTATTATTTCCGGCTGACGGACGGCGGCGCGGAAGTCCTGCAGCAGCTCTGTGAAGCCATGCACTGCGCGAGCGTTCAGAGCCTTTGCGAAAAGCTCTTGGAGAAGGAGGCGAAACGGCGTGGGATACAATGGTGAAAATCTGTACTTGAGCATTCCGGAGCCGGAGTACGAGCCGGACGAGCCGGAGGACGAAGACCGTTATTTATTCCCGCCGCTGTGGCTGGTGGGAAAGACGAAACAGGAGGAAGGATAAAATGGCAATCAAGAAACCCGCTGAACTAGATTTCAGCAACAAGAAATTCATGTGCATCATTTCCGGACAGCCCGGATTAGGAAAGACGACGCTGGCACTTTCGGCCCCGAAACCGTTTCTGTTCGACACGGACAACGGCATTGCCCGCGTCAGGCCAGAGCAGCGCGGCGTGACCTCTGTTGTGGAATCCTACGAAGAAATGCTTGGCGATATGGATTCCGACGAGTACAAGGAATCGGAATCCGTCGTGATCGACACTGGCGGTATGCTTGTGCAGCTCATGAAGGACTGGGCGAAGAAGCAGGACAGCAAGGCCGCAAAGGATGGTCGTGCAATGTATGGCGTGATCAAATCCGAGTTCGACCGGCTGTGTTATCAGATCCGCGCAAAGGACAGGAAGCACCTGATCGTGGTGTTCCATACAACGGAGCAGCAGAAGGGCGATACCATCCAGACACGCCTGTCCTGCGAGGGCGGCGCAAAGGATATCGTTTGGACGCCTGCGGACTTTGGCGGCTATATGTTCATGATGGGCAACAAGCGCATGATCGGCTTTACACCGACAGACGAATACTTTGCAAAAGGCTGCTTCGGTGTGCGCGGCGTGATGCAGCTGCCGGAGCTCAAGCCCGGCCAGAAGTCCACGTTTTTGACGGATTTGTTCCGCAAAGCGCAAGAGGACATCAACGCACAGGCCGAGATCTATAGCGGCGAGAAAACCGCATATGACGTGGCGATGCAGGAAGGCCGCGCGTTCATTGCGCTTGTCGGAGATCCCGACACAGCGTTAAAGGCGCGGGAAGGGCTGGCAAAGATCCATCACGCTCTGACTAGCGCCGCCGAGCTTGGCGCAGAGTTCAAGCGCAAGTGCAAGAAACTCGGTCTGAAATACGATAAGGAGATAAAAGCCTATGTATTGGCTGACACAAAGCCTGCTAAGCAGCTGGAAGCACTTTCTTGATGCGGATGATGCGTATGCAGACGCGGCGCTGTCCTCATTCCTCTCTACGCTTCGGCGTGAAGAGAAGGAAACAACGCAGGCGATGCAGGCTGGCATTGACTTCGAGGCGGCAATCAACAGCACGGTTGCGGGTGTACCAATTGAGCCTGTCAGCGAGAAATACGACCGGGCTGTAGCAAAATTTTCCCGCATCTGCTCGGGCGGTCAGCCACAAGTGCCGGTCGCCGGGCGGCTGCATGTATCGGGACTGGATTTCCAGTTATACGGCGTCTGCGACTACGTAAAGGCCGGAATCATCTACGACATCAAGCGCGTGCAGCGGTACGAATACGGCAAGTACCTGCACAGCCCGCAGCATCCGATGTATCTGCATCTGCTGCCCGGCGCGTCAAAATTTACATACCTGATCTTCGACGGCGCGAACACTTACGCGGAGACGTACCGGCGCGGCGATTTCGAGCCTATCGAGGATACGATTTCATGCTTTATCAACTGGCTTTTGGCAAACGGTTATATCAACGATTATTTTACACATTGGGAAATGAACACTGAAAGGATGGACAAGATAGATGGGATTCAAAGCTGTTAAAAACGACGGCGGCCTGATGAAGGCTGGCGACTATGAGTGCTATTTGAAATCGTGCGGCTACAGCGTAACGAAGAACGGAAATGAGTGCATCAAGTTTGATTTCGTCGTCCGTGAGGACGTTGAACAGGAATACCAGAAGAAGCACATCTTCAAGAACTTCTGGCCTGACCGCGACACCGGGGAGTACGACGCCGACAAGATTGGCAAATATGCAAATGCGCTTGGCATTGAGCCGGGCACCGATTTTGAACTTGACGATCTGGTAGGCCGCAACTGCATTTTGCACATGGAGCCGTTTGAGGGCAATGACGGTGTAACGCGCGACTGTATCCGGTACCTCAAGCCCAGCAAGGCAGACTCCTTTGTAACGCCCGCACCGGCCAGCGCAGAGGAGTTCAAACAGCTTGACGAAAGCGACGACGAGCTGCCGTTCTGAGGGCTGAAGCATGCCGAACAGAATTATTCGGGAAAGCATCTGCACAAGCGATAGCGTCGACAAACTCTCGTGGTTTGAAGAAGTTCTGTTTTATCGGCTCATTGTAAACTGTGATGATTTCGGACGCTTTGACGGGAGAGCGGCGGTAGTGAAAAACCGCCTCTTCCCGCTGAAAGAAAACCTCACGCTCAAAACTGTAGAAAACGCTCTTCATGGGCTGGCGAGTGCTGGATTGATTGCTCTGTATGTGTTTGAGGGCAAGCGCTTCCTTTACCTACCAACATGGGGCAAGTATCAGACGCAGCGTGCGAAGGTAAGCAAATTCCCGTCGCCTGATGATGGGAAACAAGCGGATGAAATCATTTGCAAGCAAATGCTTGCAAATGTCCCCGTATTCGAGAATCGAGAATCGAGAATCGAATTCGCTATTCGAGATGCGGAAGATAGCGCGGAGCCGCAAGCGGCATCCACGCCGCCAGCAATCTCTCTGCCGCTGAATGATGGAACGGGATATTCCGTTTCCGTGGAGCAATGCCAGGAATGGGCGGGCTTGTACCCTGCTGTCGACGTGATACAGCAGCTGCGGAACATGAGGGGCTGGTTGGACGCAAATCCGGCCAAACGGAAAACAAAGCGCGGGATCAATGCGTTTATTGTCCGCTGGCTGGCAAAAGAACAGGACAAGGGCGGAACACAGCCTGCACAGTACAGCCGCGCTGCAAAGCCCGGCTACGGTGTGCAGGGGCACCATGACCCGCTGAATCCGCTGGAAGAGGCTGCTGTCAACCGGCTGTTCGAGAAACCGCCGAAGGGCGCGGAGAAAATGCGGCACGGCGTGCAGAACCACGGAGACGACCTGACGGCGTTCCAGATGGCAGCGGTCGAACGGATGCTTGCGGAAAACGAGGAGGATAAGACATGAAAATGCTGGGAAAACTGGCGAGATCACTGGCAGCACGCTATGTCTGCCAGAACTGCGAGAAGGAAAAAGAACGAAGGGCCGTGGCTCACAACGCCACGAAATGCCTGGAGCGCAACACTCTTTTGGCCGAAAGCAATCAGGCCGCGGCCATCGAGATCCACCGCCTCGAAAAAGCGCTGGCGAAAGCAGAGCTGGAACGCGACGTTGCACGGGAAATGCTGATCGAGAGAAGCACGCCGGACACCCGGCCGGGGGCGCTGGTATGAGGTTTGTGTGTGACGCCTGCCAGGATATCACCAACATAGAGGCAGACCGAATGGAGATCCAGGGCGAAAAGCTGATGGTGTACAGCCGCGGGCGGCTGGTATATGTGGCGGATCTGGGGCAGATCATGCTGGCCAAGCTGACACCGGGGAGGGAGGACGGCAATGGACCTAGAGCAAACCGCGATTGAGCGGCTGAAAATGGCCTCGGATATGAGCCTGCGCCTGTACAAGCAGCCGCTTGTGATTACCTACTCGGGCGGAAAGGATTCAGACGTGCTTTTGCATCTGGCTGGGAGATCGGGCATCCCGTATGAGGTGCTGCATTCGCTGACCACGGCGGATGCACCGGAAACCGTCTGGCATGTGCGGGAAACATTCCGAAGGCTGGAGTTGGCGGGCGTACCGTGCGATATCGATAAGCACAAGCAGCCGGATGGGACGTACATGACCATGTGGCGACTAATCCCGCTGAAGCTGGTGCCGCCGACACGCATTATGCGCTACTGCTGCGCGGCGCTCAAAGAGACCAGCGGACGTGGCAGGTGAATCGCGACCGGCGTCCGCTGGGAGGAATCGCAAAAGCGCAAATCCCGTGGCGTTATGGAGGCCCTGCACAGGGATAAATCCAAGCGGCTGACACTGATGAACGACAATGACGAAAGCCGGATGCTGATAGAAAATTGCCAGCTCAAGGGGACCCGAACGGTCAATCCGATTATCGATTGGCCGACCGAATCCATCTGGGATTACTGCGCAGCAGAAAAGATCTGTATGAATCCGCTTTACGCCTGCGGCGAAGATCGCGTGGGCTGCATCAATTGCCCGATGGCGGGCAAGCACCGGAAGGTGCAGCTCGCGCGCTACCCCGGATACCGGGATGCCTACATCCGGGCTTATGGCCGGATGATCGAGGAGCGCCGCAGCCGCGGCCTGCCGTGCGATTGGCAGACCGGCGAAGACGTCCTGCACTGGAGTCTGGAGGACGGCGTTTTGCCGGGACAAATGGTTCTTGAAGGAATGGAGGATATATGACATACGAGGAAATTATACAGGCGCTGCGGCGCTGCCAATTTGGGGCACTGTGCGCTCGCTGCCCGGCAGTGAGCTATAAAAATTGCGTGGACGAGATGCATAAGTGTGCAGCCGACCTCATCGAGCGCCTGACCGCCGAGAACACGGCGCTGCGAGAAGGCGCAAGCCTTGGCAAAGCAAAACGCCCGCAGAAAAAAGCATATGAAAAATCCATTGAATTTCTGCGCGCGCTGACAGATGGGCAATCGGACGAGATAAAAAGTCTCAGAAGAGAACTTGAATGGAAGGACATGGTGATTGCCCTCGCCCAGAGAAAGCAGGCGGAGGCAGAAGCCGATAGGGACGCGGCGATTGCTGACCTGAAGATATCTTCCGGGTGTGCTTCCTGCAAATATCACTGTAGTGATCCAATTTTTTGCCGTGATTGCAACAAAAAGCAAAATTGCAAGTGCATGAGCTGCAGTTTAGGACTAACGAACTGGAAATGGCACGGATTGCCGGAAGCGCCGGAGGAAGGAGACAAGGCAGATGCTTGATATTTGCCCGGTATCGCTGGCAGAGGCAAACGCCTTTGTCGCGGAGCACCACCGGCACCACAAGCCGGTGGTGGGGCATAAATTTTCCATTGGCTGCACAGACGGAGAGCAAATCGTAGGCGTGGCGATCATCGGGAGACCCGTTGCACGGTATCTGGATGATGGATGGACGCTTGAGGTAAACCGCTGCTGCACGGACGGCACGCGGAATGCGTGCAGCATGCTATATGCAGCTGCGTGGAGAGCCGCCCGTGCGATGGGCTATCACAAGCTGATTACATATATCCTCGATACAGAGTCGGGGACAAGCCTCAAGGCGGCTGGATGGAAGTGCGTCGGACAGGCCGGCGGGCTTCGCTGGACAGGCAAGCGCCGCCCGGAGGTAGACCTTTGCCCCGCACAAATGAAAATCCGGTTTGAGAGGGAGGAAGGAGGTAAGCATGAGCAAAGCTGTTTTGATCAGCATTCGCCCGGAGTGGTGCCAGAAGATCATGGCAGGGCGGAAGACCATTGAGGTGCGCAAGACGCGACCGAAGATGGATACGCCGTTTAAGTGCTACATCTACTGCACAAAACCGGAGGAAAAGCTACTCACCATTATGAAAGACGGCGATGAGAATTATGGAGAGACGTATCACGGCAAGCCGGTTTTCATAAAGACGGAAAAAGCGCCGACCACTGGCTTATGGGATAAGCGGCAAAAGGTTATCGGGGAATTTCTGTGCGATCAGATCATCAACATTAACGGCGCGGGAAGGATCCCGTCGGATGCTGCGCGGCCAACCTGCCTAGAACCTGCGGAGCTGCACCAGTATCTCGGAGCTGCCACCGGCTTCGGCTGGCACATCTCAGATTTGCGCGTTTACGATCACCCGCGCGATCTGTGGGAGTTTACCGGCCTGCGGCAGACAAAATTCGGATTGGCACCAGTACCGATTACCCGCCCGCCGCAGAGCTGGCGGTATGTGGAGGAAGAACTATGGGACGGCTGACGATACCTGATGTTCGGGTGGACGAGCACACGACACGCAGAAGCGTGATTGACGTAGCCGCGGTGCGAGAGCACGCGATGGAATTTTATTGTCGGCTGAAAGCCTACGAGGACACGGGGATTGAACCGGAAGCAGTAGAAACGGTTAAGCTTGCGCTGGCCGCAAAGCATTTGGTCGCCCTCGAAACGCTCAACAATACGCCAATCAGCAGGCTCGTAGAGCTTGCCGAGGCCGACAAGGACGGGCGGTGCGTTGTGCTGCCGTGCAAGGTGGGGGATACGGTTTACACAAACAACCGTGTTCTCGGTGCAGATAACGCCATACACGACGAGATTTGCACCAGAAGGATAAAGGGATATGGCGGTAACGCTCTTAATAAAGTGTGGCTTATCGCAAACGGCGATTACTGCGATCTCAGCATTTTTCCATCAGAGTTTGGCAAAACCGTATTTCTCACCCGCGAGGGGGCAGAGAAGGCATTGGAGGCGATGAAGGATGGCTAGTCGGTACATCACCATGTCCAGCCGTGGATAAGCGTTCCACCTAACGTGGCCTATCAGCCTGATGGCCGCACGAGCAGAAAGGATGTGCTGCTATGAACACACACATTACAAACATCAAGGGCAACTGGCAGGAGGTCGTGGACACCTGCCGCGCCACTTCCGGCAAAGGGTCTTTGGGACATGAGCCGAGCGAGGATTTTAAGCGCCGGATTCTGATTGCCGAACACTCGCCGATTCGGCGGATCTCGGTATCGTGGGTTTGGCAAGGCATTAAGAGCTGGATTGCGACGCACTGGTCAAGGCACAAATGGGAGTGCTTTATCTCCACGCAGAGAACAGACCGAACCGGAACGCCGAGGGACAAGCTCCCGCAGGACGCGCCGGTGGTCTTCGAGGGAGAAGCGAACGTACAAGCCCTGATCGATTCCATGCGCAAGCGGTTATGCAGTCAGGCAGACCCGGAGACGCGCGCGTATGCCGAGGATTTCAAAGCGGCGCTGCATGAGATTCAGCCGGAGATCTCGGACGTTCTGGTGCCAAACTGCATTTACCGGTGCGGATGCCCGGAGATGCAGACATGCGGTCTGTATGAGAGCTGGTCCAGACTTCGACCGGAAGTCATGAGTACCTATATCCAACACCGATACGACATCTACAACAGTATGTTTTGGAAAGCGAGGGCAAAACGTGGGAACGATACTGGCGATTGACCCCGGCAATATTCAATCCGGCTATGTAATCGTAGAGCACGACGGCGAAGAAATTCGCCGCGTGCTGGAGGCCGGGAAGAAAGGTAACAATGAGCTACTGCCGATGCTTGAGCGGAAGCTTTACGGGAACGGCCATGACGTGGCAATCGAGATGATCGCGGGTATGGGAATGACGGTAGGCCAAGAGGTTTTTGATACCTGCGTCTGGATCGGGCGGTTCTGGCAAACCGTGTTGTGGCAGACTGGATATGGGCCGACGCGGATCTTCCGCCGGGAAGAAAAGCTTGATTTGTGCGGTTCACTATCGGCCAAAGACGCAAACATCCGGCAAGCCCTCGTCGACCGCTACGCGCCCGGTCAGCCGAACTTCGGAAAGGGGACGAAAAAGGATCCCGGTTTCTTCTACGGGTTCGCCGCCGACATGTGGGCGGCTATGGCTGTAGCAACAACGTATCTCGATAAATACATAAGGGGGATTAAACTGTGAACGATAACTGCATTTGCGCGCATTTATACGGAGACGGTAGCAGGGATTGTAGGTTAAGAGCAGAGTACATCCGCTGCAACCGCGCCGAGGAATGCTCTGCCTATAAAAATGGAAAGTGTTTTTGCGTAACAACACTATTTGGCGTCAGATGCCCAAACGGTGAGATCACAATTGTGGATGGTGGAACAAAACGGTCAAAGGCATTTTTACGGGTTCAGAAAGAAGCCAGAACAAATCCGGCTTATGGGAAATTGAACTATCCATCAACCAATTTGATTACACGCATAGGAGAAGACGCTTTTCTCACCGTTCCTTATACATGGTTGGAGGAATTTGGCGGGGAAATCCGTTGCGATAACCCGCATCTTGGCACTAACAGACTGTACATAAGCGCCGATAAACTCACGCCTGAAAACATTAAGAGAATTTGCGATTTTATCCCGCGCGCAATAATGGGCGGCGTCATTCGGGATTATCAGGACAAAACCGTTCCGATGTTTTTGCATCAGCTACGGGGTTTATTCCCGGAAAAGTATGCAGCATTCCAGGAAGCGTATCCTGATTACAAAATCAAAGCTCCGGATTGGAAGGGACGATGGGCAAAGCTTTCAACCTGCAACAGGAATGCAGAGTACAAGGACTGCCACAAAAACACGTTCCGTTTTGATGGAGACTACATTGTATGCGACTGCTATAACTCGTCATTTGCGCCATTTTGTGCAAAACGGGCAGAAATCCGGGTGAAACTATCGGACGAAATGGAGGTGGAGATCACAGACAACTTACAAGTTACTGATGAAACTGTTTTTTTATGAGATTTTTAGATTAGCAAGGGGGGTAAAGCTGCAATGGCAAATATCACGGCGACATGCCCGGTTTGTGGGAAAATATTCACCCGGCCCTGCAAGCCGCGCGCGGATGGCCGGTATCTCTGCAGCCGGGCATGTGCAGGGGCATGGCGCAAGCTGCATCCCATCTGCACGGGCAAGCGGCGCGATCGCGCATGGGATGAGGTACGGGTCCAGATCACGGCGATCATCCCGGTCTATCCCGCCATGCGTCCGCGCATGGGCGAAGTGTACGACGCGGAAAAATATGAATACGTCAGCAGCATGCCCGGATATGTTGTGCGCGTCGGAGACAAACGGGTCTGTGTGAGGGTAGACGAATGCAGGGAGATTTAAGAATCAGCCCATATTCCGCTCCGTGCGGCAGCTGCCCCGAGAAAGGCCGCGGGGCAAAGCATACGACCTGCGAGGCGTACATAGCGTTCCGCAAGGCTGCGGATGCGTACAACAAAAGCAAGGTAGAGCGCACAGAGCGCGGGATGGAAACAAGCGGCAAGTCTGCCAGAGCGCGGAAATACGATAGAGCAAAACGTGAAGGGAGGGTGCATTATTGACGGATAAATATTGGGGTAAAGCGAAGGACGGGCGGTATATTTGTCCCGTGTGTAATGAGAAGTTTGACGAGGATATGCTTTCAACTGGTAAATGCCCGAATTGTGGATTCCACGAGCAAGGCGGCCTAAAGCCCAAAATCAAGGGGGCGAAGTACGATGATGGAAAGCCGAGGCCGTCGCTCGTGCCGGTGGAGGGCATCGAGGCGATCATGCAGGTGCGCGAATATGGAATGCGGAAGTACGGTGATGCTGAGGACTGGCGAAGCATAGCCCCTGAAAGGTGGCACGACGCCCTTCTGCGCCACGTTCTGCAGATCTGGGATAATCCGCTGGCGCTCGACTATGAGAGCGGCTTACCGGCTCTGTGGCATGTTATAACTAATGCTGCGTTTGAGTGCGCGGCGTACAAGGATGATATCGATGAACTTTATGCTGAAGCAAAGGAGCTAAATGAAGCAGCGGGTGAGCGGTGGGATAAGATGGTGCAAAGCGCATTAAACAATCCAATAGCGAAGGATATTCACGTCGACTGGGTCTGGACAGGGCCAGGGCCCGACCCGCGCGGGGAAGAAGGAAATCTTGGGCCTGGTGTTACAAAGGAGGCGAAGCAATGCGGGGACGCGAGCGGACGCGGCAACGACTAAGGGCGGAGCTGCACCGACGCAATATCAGGATCAATCAACTGCCGGAGTACATACCGTACTCCGGCAGCACGTGCTACAATTATCTGTCCGGCAAGATCGCAATGTCGCAGGACTTTGCCGATGCTGTGCAGCGTGTCATTGATATGTGGGACAATAAGAGAAGCGCCCGGCCTTGACTGGCTGGGCGCTTTTGTTATGCGTGTTTCAGTTCTGCGATTTCCCGGCTGTGTTTCCGGACGACTGCGCGGAGCATCTGCACATCCTCTTTCAGGTCTTCGAATTCATCTTCCGGAATGCGGGTCTCCATCATGGTCTTTTGATTTTCGGCCAGAAGGTTGAACTTCGGCATAATGGCGGATTCCAGGATCACGTTCATCCTGTGCGCAAAGATCTCGTCGATCGCCTGCAGGTCTTTTTCGTCTAACATGTTGCTTCCTCCTTTTATTCTCCGCGCATGATGGCTTTGATGGCTTTCGTGGGGCTGTCGTAGCCGTTTACCATATATTTATCAATCAGGTCGATCAGGTCTGAGTCGGTGTCATAACGAAGCATTAGATTGTAGCGGCGGTATGTCTTCTTGTGATACCGATCATACACTTCGTTTGTTGTGTAGTTCTTTCGCTTCGGCTTCTCGTCAGGCATGGGCGGGCCTCCGTTCGTTTCTTTCCATGCCGATTGTACCACGCCCGCGCCCGGGCCGTCAATCCTGAAAATACTCTGCATAGAACCCGGCATAGCAGGTGGAGTAGATCACGTCGTCGAAAATGTTTTCTGGATCTCCGGCTTTCTGCATCAGGATCTCGACGAGATCGCCGATACAATAGTCTTCACAGCCGGTGAACTGCCAAACGAGATCGACACCGTCCACGACGGTCACAGTGTCCGTATCATAGTCCAGATCTACAACGAGGCCGGTACGTGTGTAGAAGTTGTCAACGGCCATTGTGGCCAGTCTGGCGGCTTCTGCGGCCTGTGCTTCGGCCTCAGTGACAAGTGCGGCATTCTCGGCCTTGACGGCCTCCAGCTCGGCGGACAAGCGGGCATTCTCGGCACGGAGCGCGTCAAGCTCCATGTTGGCATCAGCTGCGCGGACAGAGGCGCATGCAGTGCAAGAGATGAGGGTGAGAGCAGCGAGGGCGGCAATGATGATCTTTTTCATGTTTCTTTCTCCTTCCGGCCTGTTGGCCTGTCGTGTGGTGGTTTGTTTCTGTGGCTTCACTGTATCACATAGGTCTACCTAGTGTCAAGAACTTTTTTCGCAGAGCTGGAAAGATTTTTGTCAAGTCCTTTTCTTACTAACTTTGGAATGCCTGTTTGACTTAGAGCCGCAAGGGTTTGCGGGTTTTTGGCTGTATGTAAATTCTTACAAGCCCATCGATTTCGCTGTTATGCTTGCGCTAGCAGCGCAGCGCTGCAAGCGAGCTTGCAAGCGTGCGCAGGCGACGCGCAAGCGCAATTTTAACGCTCTTGGAGGTGGCACCGTGGCGAAGGGCGAGCGGGGAAAGCGGATCAATATTGAGCAGAAAGCCGCCGTCATTGCCGAGTATGCCAACAGCGGAACGATCACAGATGCTGCAAAAGCAGGCGGCGTATCTTGGGAAACGGCGCGGAAACTCATTAACAATAATATGGATGTCGCTGAAGCGGTAAAAAAGACCGCCGAGGAGCGCATGAAAGAGTTCGCAGACAGCCGCCTGGACAAGGTGCAGTCTGCTATTGATATTGTATTGGACGATCTTCCAGAGAAGCTGCAGAAGAGCAATGCGCTCCAAGCTGCAACGGTTCTTGGCATTCTGATGGACAAATTCGGAGGCCAAAAGGACTTCAACGGCAATGCTGTACAGGTCAATGTAACATTTGGAAATAAGGCCGGAGACATGGACGCTTTCAAGTGAACGCCACCAAATACTCATTTTGTGGCGTTTGTCTTACGATAGAAGTTCGGAAAACATACTGAATTTACGAGACATCAGAACTATATACAGATATACATGCATACGACGTATATTATGCAGTGCATAAGCAGGGCAGAAGCATGCATAAAGCTATGTGCTGCGCGTGCCTGGGATGCGCGTGTGTACATCAGTAAGCCCAGGCTGCAGGCCATTAAGGCCCCGCGCTGCGCGTGTGTGCAGCCGTGTGTGCGCACCCCTCCACCAAATCAAGAGAGGCATAGGGGAGGGTGGCGGAAAAACACCCGGGTGGTTTCATACTAGTATATATATAATATCCCATCCACATGTGCACCCCATCCCAAAGCGGGTACCTACAAAACTGACGGCACCCCTCCGGAACATGCCTCTGAAAAATTTCAAAAACCAGACAAAAAGACCGTGCTGTGTTGGTCTTGCCTGTCTTCGGCAGGCAGGTGAATCCTCCTTGTTTCATCTTTCTTCCCTTCATCTTGTTCTGTCGGGTGCCAGGAACACCCGGCAGGCAAGACGAGCACAGCACAGAGGTACTGCATGGGCAAGCAATCGTACAAGCGAACAGCGCCGGGCGAGACGGTAAAGATCGACCTCGGCAAGCCGAACAGCGAGCCGCAGCGGCAGTTCTTCGCCTCGACGGTGAAGTACACCTGCTACGGCGGGGCGCGAGGCGGCGGCAAGAGCTGGTGCACGCAGAGAAAGCCGGTCGGTGCCTGTCTGTATTATCCGGGATTGAAGATCCTAATCCTCAGACGACGGTACGAGGATCTGGAGAACAGTGTCATCGATCCGATTGTCAAGCTGGTCCCGGAGACTGTTGCCGTGTACAACGTGCAGAAGCATCTTCTGTCGTTCAAAAACGGCTCGACCATCAAATTCGGCAACATGGACGGCTTCGGTTCTGCAGTTGCCGGTAAGTACCAGGGTCAGGAATACGATTGGATCTTCATCGAGGAAGCGACGCAGTTCACCGAGCAGGAGTTCCGCGGGATCGCGGCCTGCTGCCGAGGCGCGACGCCGTTCCCGAAGCGGATGTACCTGACGTGCAACCCGGGCGGCATCGGGCACCAGTGGGTCAAGCGCCTGTTTGTCAAGCGCGACTTCCTGCCGAACGAGAACCCGGACGATTATCTGTTCATCAAAGCGACGGTCGAAGACAACGTCGACCTGCTGGAAGGGTCCCCCGACTACGTCAATGCGCTGGACCTTCTGCCGGAGGATGTGCGCAGGGCGCACCGGTACGGCGATTGGGACGCGCTGTCCGGCGGCTTCTTCCCGGAGTTCCGGCGCGGGGTGCATACCTTCCCGGAAGATTTCCCGATCGACCCGCGCTGGGCGAAATACCGGGCGTTCGACTACGGCCTCGATATGTTTGCCTGCCTGTGGATCGCGGTTGACTTTTCCGGGCGCTGCTATGTGTACAGGCAGTACAACGAATCTAAGCTTATTGTCTCCGAGGCGGCGAGTGCGGCGATCTCGCTGACGCCCGCACGGGAGCGCATCGAATACACCATTGCCCCGCCGGATATGTGGTCGACGCAGAAGGACACCGGAAAGACGATGGCGCAGATATTCAGCGAATGCGGGCTGCCGGTCCTGAAAGCGGCAAACAACCGTGTGCAGGGCTTCATGTCCGTCAAGGAAATGTTGAAGCCTCTGCCGGACGGGAAGCCTGGGCTGATGATCTGCGAGAGCTGCAAAAGCCTGATCGACGATATTCAGGCCATCCAGCACGACGAGAAGAACCCAAACGACTGTGCCAAGCAGCCGCACGAGCTGACACACGACGTCGACGCCTTGCGCTACTTCTGCGTGATGCGGACACTCAAACCGGAGAAGCCGGTCGAGGTGGACGACTACGAGGAAGACCAGCTGGACGACTACGACGAGTATATGACGGGAGGCGCGCCGAGCGCTTCTTATATCGGCTATTAACCTATTTACATACAAGAATACACGGGAGATATGTTTATGAACACGACGACTGCTGCATGGGTGTTTGCCCGCGCGATCCATCTAATGGACGAGCAGAACGAGTCAACCGGCGAGACCTCCACCGCGGACACCGCCGAGTATAAGCTTCGGACGCTGTCTATCCTCAACATCCTGCGGCACGAGCTGTTCCCTTATTCCGACACCTACGAGGCGCAGGACGATGGCACGCGCGACATCTGCCGGGAGATCACGAACTTCACGGACGTCATCGACTTGGACGACGTGCTTGCGCAGGGCATCATGCCCTACGGCCTCGCGGCACATCTGCTGCTGGGGGAAAACGACTCGATGGCGGCGTTCTTCAACGCCAAGTATTCCGAGTTGATCCAGACGTTGGCCGCGAAGAAGGCTTCAAAGTGGGAGGACATCACGCCCTATTACGGCGGACTGTGCTGCTGATTATGTAAACAAACGGCCTACCATAGCCGTTGAATTGGCCTACCAGAGCCAAATACAGGAGGACATTGCATGAACGAGAACGAAACCGAAGTTGTTGTGGATGACGACAACTACGACGTGGATCTGAGCGAATACGAAACTCTGACAGAAGACGACGGCGACGGCAACCAGACCGAGCCGACCGAGACGGAAGAGACTTCGCAGGAGCAGGAATCTACGCAGGGCGAGGACGAGCAGGCGCACGAGGACACGGCCGCTGACGAGCAGCCCGGCACCGAGGAACCGATGTTCGACCTCAAGTACAACAAGGAGACCAAGCAGTACACACGGCAGCAGGTCACGGAGCTGGCCCAGAAGGGGCTGAACTATGACCACGTTACGGAGCAGCGCGACCGTCTGCAGCAGGAGAATGCAGACCTTGCCAAGTTCCGTGATGAAAATTCTGCCATTCTCGACACGCTGCGCGCGGCGGCGGAAGCATCCGGAAAGAGCGTTCCGGAGTATCTGACTTCCATCCGCACGAATCTTCTCGTCGCGCAGGGGATCAGCCCGGAGACGGCACGAGAGCGCATTTTGCGCGAGGACGCCGAGCAGCGGCTCCACTCGCAGCAGAAGGCCGAGGAAGCCGAGGCCAGCAGCAAGCGCGACGCCGAGCAGCGGCAGAAGGACGATATCGCCCGGTTCCAGAAGAAGTACAAGGACGTCGACCCCAAGACCATCCCGCAGGAAGTGTGGGAGGCGGTCCGCGGCGGCGAGCTTCTGACGGATGCCTACGGAGACTATCAGCGCCGGGAGTTGGAACGACAGCTCAGGGAGGCCAACGAGAAGTTGGCGATCCGAGCAAAAAACGAAAGCAACAGACAAAAATCGCTGGGAAGCCTGCAGTCTACGAAGCAGGAGACCGGCAAAGACCCGTTCCTGGAGGGCTTCCTTAGCGACGACTAAATAGGAGGCTACAATGGCAATCAATCTCGCAGAAAAATATTCCAAACAGGTACAGGAGAGATTCTATCAGGACAGCTATACGCAGTCCATGTTTTCCAAGGATCTCGACATGGAGTTTGTCGGTTCGAAGACCGTTCGCGTCTGGGAAGTTGATACTTTCCCGATGAACGACTATACCCGCAGCGGTATGTCCCGCTACGGCACGCCGAAGGAGCTCGGCGATACCATGTACGAGTTCCAGATGAAGAAAGACCGCTCGTTCACCGGCACCATCGACAAGGGCAACCAGCTCGAGCAGATGAACATCAAGGAAGCTGGCAAGTGCCTGCGCCGCCAGATGCGCGAAGTCGTGACGCCTGAAATCGACGAGTACCGCATGAAGGTTTGGGCCGAGCAGGCCGGTCAGCATGTCGCGCTGACTGCCGCGCCGAGCAAGACCACCATCGTCGAAGCGCTGCTGGATGCTGGCGTTGCGCTGGACAAGAAGCATGTTCCCAAGAAGAACCGTACATACGTTATCGACGCCAGCTACTACAAGTATCTGAAGCTTGCGTCGGAATGGATTGGCATTGACGTTCTCGGCCGGAAAGCTCTTGAACAGGGCGCCATCGGCACGTTCGACGGTGTTCCCGTCAAGGCAGTTGCGACTATGCCGACGAATGTGTACTTCATGCTGATCCTGAAGGACGCGGCGATTTCTCCGATGAAGCTGAACACCTACAAGATCCACATCGACGCGCCCGGCGTCAACGGCGCGCTCATTGAGGGCCGCGTTATGTACGATGCTTTTGTCAAGCCGACCAAGGCGGCAGGCATCTACGCTGCCTGCGCCACCGGAACGGTCTGCACCACGCCGACGATCGCGCTCTCGTCCAATACCCTCACGCTGACCGGCGGTGAAGGTGAGACGCTGATCTACACGACCGACGGCTCTGACCCGCGTTTCTCCGAGACTGCGGCGACTTACAGCGCTTCCAGCAAGCCGACGATCAAGGCGGGCGATCTGGTCCGCGCTGCGGCTACCAAGACCGGTTCGTTCTGGTCTGACGTCGCGGAGAAGAACAACTGATATACCACGGAATAAGGGGTGCAGCAATGCACCCCTTTTCTTGGAGGATACCATATGGCAACAATTTCCACCAAAGATGACAGCAAGGTCTTTACCATCAAGAAGTTTCTCGGGCTGAACGAGTCCACGGACGGCGATACGCAGCTGAAATTGGGCGAGGCGTCAGTCCTCAAGAACTTCGAGATCACAAACGAATATCATCTGCGCGTCAGACCGGGTTATAACACCCTGCACGCCTTTACCGGCGCTGTCCGCGGCATGTGGCATGGCTACGTTGCCGGTGGCGAGGTGACGGTCTGTGCGGCTGATGGCGCAGTTTGGAATATGACGGAAGACGGGGCGGAGAACATCGGCGACATTCTGGACGCGCCGACGACGTTCTTCGGCTTCGGAGATAAGCTCTATATCCTGAACGGCTCCGAGTATCTGGTATGGGACGGCATCGGCTACGTCGAAACCGTCGGCGGCTATGTCCCCGTCATCGTGACGGCGTCTGCGCCGGGCGGCGGCGGGACAACGCTGGAGCCGGTGAACATGCTGACCGGCAAGCGCCGCGTGCGCTTCTCTGCCGACGGCACAGCGAAGGTCTACCAGCTGCCGGAGAAGAACGTCACGAGCATTGATTTTGTGTTCGTGGAGAAAGCCGAGGTGACGACGGGTTTCACGGTCGACAAAGCGGCCGGGACCGTCACCTTCGCCGAGGCCCCGGCACAGGGCAGCAACAACGTCGAAGTCTTCTATAACGTGGCGAACACGCTGCGCGCGAAGATCGAGAAGATGCGCTTCAGCGAATTTTTCAACGGCGCATCGGATACGCGCGTGTTCCTTTACGGCGACGGCAGCAACAAGGCGTACTACTGCGGCGTGACCGAGACGGGCGAGGCCAGCGCCGAGTATTTCCCGGATCTGTACGAAGTGCAGATCGGCACGGCAAACACGCCCATCACTGCCATGTCCCGGCACTACTCGAAGCTGCTGGTCTTCAAGCCGGAGGCGGTCTATGCTACCAGCTATTCCGCTATCACGCTGGAAGACGGCAGCACGACGGCAGGGTTTTATACCGTGCCCATCCACCGGGAGATCGGCAACGAGGCGCCCGGACAGGTGCAGCTCGTCAACAACTATCCGCGCTCGATCTGCGCGGGCAACGTGTTTGAATGGCGGCTGGCGACGACGCTGTACGCCGACGAGCGCAACGCGAAAAACATCTCCGCCCGCGTGCAGCAGACCATGAACAGCGCGGACGTGTCGAAGATCTTTGCCTTCGACAACAATATGACGCACGAATACTTCCTGTTTCTGAACGACGCGGAGGGGACCGTGCTGGTCAACAACTACGAGACGAACGTCTGGTACATGTTCACGGGCCTCCCGGCGACCTGCGCGTGCACGGACGGAATGGCAATGTATCTGGGCTTCTCCGACGGTCGGCTGGTCGATTTTGACCATATGCACACGTCGGACGACGGCGTGGCGATCGAATCCCGGTATGAATCCGGGAACATGTCGTTCAACGCCGACTACAAGCGCAAGACCAGCTCCATCATCTGGGTCTCTATGAAGCCCGCGACGAATGCGCGGATCCTGATCTCCGCCCGGTCGGACAAAAAGAGCGACTACGCGGAGAAGGAAGTGGCCTCGAGCCTGTCCGGCTTCGATCACGTGAATTTCATTCACTGGTCTTTCCTGACGAACCGCGCGCCGCAGATCGAGCGGATCAAGCTGAAGGTGAAGAAGTTCGTCTATTACAAGATCGTCATTACAAGCGGCTCGACCTTCGGCGACGTGACCGTGCTCGGTATCGACCAGAAGGTCCGCTACACCGGAAATGTGAAATAGGAGGGGGCTATGGAAACGATTCTTGGACTGATTTTGCAGCTGCTGATTTTGGGCTGCCAGATCGCGGTCTGTATTCTCGGCTATGTGCTCGTCACGCGCGGCACCGCGCCGCAGCAGAAGGAGCGGGAGCCGGAAGCGACGGAGTCCGCGCTTGGGGCGACGGACTCGGCGCTGGCCGAGGAAGAACGCCGGATGCAGGAGCAGATGAAGCGCATGATGGACGGCATGAACAATATTCTGGGCTATGACGGCCATCCGCAGGGTGACAGAGAATGAAAGAGAAAATGACGCCGGAAAAGGCGTATCGCAGATACGACCGGGGCGTACAGGTCAACACGCAGCTGAATTTGTACGACACGGTGCAGAAAAACGAAAATTTCTTCATCGGCAAGCAGTGGGAGGGCGTGGAGAGTAACGGCCTGCCGACGCCGGTCTTTAACTTCCTCAAGCGCGTCGCGCTGTTCCAGATCGCGACGATCTCGAGCGACAACCTCTCCATGCAGGCTTCGCCGCTCGGCTCGACCAGCATGTATTCGCTCGGCGATCTTGAGAAGGTCGCCGACGTTATGAATAAGCAGTTTGCGGCTATTTTTGAGCGGAACAAGGTTGTGACGCTGACGCGCCAGTTCATGCGCAACGCGGCGGTCGACGGCGACGGCGCGACCTACACCTATTTTGACCCGGACATCGAGACCGGGCAGGAGGCCAAGGGCGACATCGTCACCGAGATCATCGAGAACACGCGCGTGATCTTCGGCAACCCGAACGACCGGCGTGTGCAGACGCAGCCATATATCATCATCCCCCGCCGCCTCATGGTGGACGAGGTCAAGCGCCTTGCCAAGCGCAACGGCGTCAAGAAGGACGATATCGACCGCATCCGCCCGGACACGGAAGACTACAACAATCAGATGGATACCCTGCAGGATAAGCTCTGCACCCTCATCGTCTACCTCTGGAAGGACGATGAGACCGGCACCATCCACAGCTTCCAGTGCACCAAAGACGTAGAGATCGAGAAGGAGAAGGACACGGGCCTGAAGCTCTACCCGATCACGTGGATGCCGTGGGACTACGTGCAGGACTGCTACCACGGGCAGGCTCTGATTGCGGAGCTGATCCCGAACCAGATCTTCGTCAATAAGCTGTTCGCCATGTCGATGCTGTCGCTCATGACCACGGCGTTCCCGAAGATCGTCTACGATAAGACGCGCGTGCCACGCTGGGACAGCAGAGTCGGCGCGGCCATCGGCATCAACGGCGGCGACGTCAACAACGTCGCGAAGATCCTTGACCCGGCGACGATCTCGCCGCAGGTCTCGCAGTTCATCGACTCCGCCATCAACTACACGCAGAACTTCATGGGCGCTTCCGACGCGGCCCTCGGCGATACCCGGCCGGACAATACGTCCGCCATCGTGGCCCTGCAGCGCGCGTCCAACGCGCCTTTGGAGCTGGTGAAGCTCAACATGTACGAATCCATCGAAGACCTCGGCCGCATCTACCTTGACCACATGCGCGTGTACTACGGCACGCGGTATGTGCAGGTGAAGATGCTGACGAAGGACCAGCTCAATTCGCAGCCGCTCGGCATGACGCTGCCGGAGCAGGATTTCAATACGCCCTTCGACTTCGACATTCTCAACCGCATCCCGCTTTCTTTGAAGCTCGACGTCGGCGCGTCGGCCTACTGGTCGGAGATCACAACGGTGCAGACGCTCGACAACCTGCTCATGCAGGGCAAGATCGAGCTGGTCGACTACCTCGAGCGTATCCCGGAGGGCTATGTCTCCAAGCGGCAGGAGCTGATCGACAAGCTCAAGGGCAATCAGGCCATGTCGCAGATGAATCAGGGCGCGACGAGCGGGAACCTCGTGCCCGAGGTCCCGCAGGCCGGGCAGATCCCGGTCAACGGCGGCAGCGGCTACGGCGAGCTGCAAAGGGCGCTCAACGAAACGGGGGTGGCATAAATGAGCATTCCAAAACTCGACACCGATCTCAGCATCATCCAGAAGCTGGACGACTACCCAAACGACATCGGCGGGCTATCCGCCGCGCAGCTGAAAGCGAAGTTCGACGAGGGCGTGCTTGCACTGCAAACGTATATCAATACCGTTCTCATCCCGGCACTGATCGCTTCGAACGTTTCGTTCAAGCCGACGGCAGCGGTCAATGCCAAGACCGTTCAGGCCGCGATTGAAAACGTGCAGGCGCAGCTTGCGGGCATTTCCGCCGGTACCATCCCGAACAACACCGTCGGCATGGAGAAGCTGACCAAGACCGTGCAGAGCGCCATCGCCTCCGGCGGCGGCGCGGCTGCGGCGGTCACGGCGCTTTCCGAGACCGTCGCGCAGAACGTGGCGGCGACGGACCAAAACACCACGGCCATTGCCGCCATCAACACCGCGAACACCGCCCGCGACGCCGAGATCGCCAAGATCGGCGGTAAGGCGGAAAAATCGAAGGGCGCGACGTTTGTTCTAACAGTTGCGGGCTGGACGGAGAACAAGCAGACCGTGGCGATCAACATCGGCGCGGGGCGCAACGACGCCGTCGGCCTCGACACGTCGGCGACGCTGGCGCAGTGGCAGGAGGCGGCGAAGTGCGGCGTCAAGGTCTACAGCGCGAACGAGGAGGGCATTACCTTCTCCTGCGAGACCGTGCCGACGCTCGACCTGCCGTGCGCGTATATCTTGATGTAAGGAGGGCGAACCATGCTCGATTTATTCCCCAAGCAGATCAGCCCGGACGAGACGGCCATCAACACCAAGCTTGGCCGCACCACCGCCGTCACCGAGGACGACACGAACTACACCTCGTACATGGCGCGCGGCCAATCCCTGAATTCTGCCGAGACGACGCCCACGAAGAACGGCCAGATCGCCTGGCAGTACGAATGAGGTGAAAACATGGCGCACAAGACGCTCATTGACGGCACGGCATATTCCGTGAAAGGTGGCCGGGATCTGATTGCAGGAACAGGTTATGCCAAGAAGCAGGGGAAGACGCTGATAGATGGAACGGAACATGCCATTTCGTTTGGCATTCCCCTGAACACCATCACCCCCGGCGCGATCCTGTTCATAAACGAATCCGGCAGTCCTGTGCCGTTTTATATTGCGAAGCACGACTACGAGAGCGGACTTAACGGGGCCGGGCGGACGCTGGTGGTAAGGAAGGATTGCTATGATATGCGTTCTTTTGCGTCACCAGAAAGTCGCTTTCCACAAAACAATTATGCAACTAGTAGCTTGGATTCCTGGCTTATAGGAACCTATACCAATTTCCTAGACATTGATACTCGGGCCTTAATCGGTACGACAAAATTTTACTATACGCCGGGATATGGAAGCAGTGTAACTACGCTGCAGTGCACGGTGTTCCAGCTTTCCCTTACGGAACTAGGCAAATCCGCAAGGGACGAGAACCCCGAGGGGTCTGCGCTGCCGATAGCAAGTAAGCTGCAGATTGCATACCGCAACGGCTCTGCAGTTTACCAGTGGACACGTTCACCTACTACTATACTTGCAGATACAGTGTATTGTTTGGATTTTCAGGGAACGCTCATGGGCGAAGCCTATACTCGTTCTCTCGGCTCCCGCCCCGCTTTCACTCTCCCCGGAACATTAGGACTCGCGCAGAACCCCGACGGCACCTACACCCTTGCAGCATAAAGGAGGACCCACATGGGCACACACCACACGTGGCATCGTTGGGAAATCAACATTACCGAAGAATAGGAGGTCAACATGATCTACTTCAAAGCGAATAACACCGAATATCCGGCGTCGATCGCCGGGAAAATCACCGACCGGGACTGGGGCGGGCGCGAGAGCAAGGCCGTCACGCTGACCATGACCCACGCTGCCGCCGTGCAGCTGTTTGTGGACGGACTGAGCTGGTCCATCGTCCAGCGCGATACTGTCCCCGTCTACGACACCGACGGAAACCCCACCGGCGCGACCGAGGAGCAGGTCCAGGAATGGGACAACGCCGACTACTGCGTCGCCGGTCCCATCACCGACAACCGCGACGGCACTTGCACCTGCAAGATGGGTAAAAAAACGGCCAGCGACGTGCTGGCGGAACTGGAGGCCACCTATGACGGAAACTAAGCTTACGCAGATCAAATCCGCGATCAAGGACGGCAAGCTGGTGCAGTCCGCAGGCGGCATCACCACGACCGTCACGCAGTCGGACAAAATTGGCTTCGACTGGAAGAACTTCTTCGTCAACGACGTCCCCGTGCGCCGGGAATACGTCGAACAGGCGGTGAAGTTCGGCACGGTGGACCATCCCATCGTGTGGAAGGCCGGCATGTCGCTGATCCAGAATGCTTATTACACCAACAACGGCGAAACCAAGGTCTGGATGGGCGAGGCAGGCGCGACCGCCGATTGGTCGAGCAGCGAGTTCGTTGCGATCTGAGTTTGTGAGGTGAGCACATGCCGACAACCGAAGAGCTGCTGAAGCAAGTCTACAAGCAGCAGACGCAGAGCCAGCAGGGGCAGAACGGCAATATCGCCGCAAACCCACCCGCCAGCGCCGAGGCCCCCGCCGCCGGAGCCGGTACGGAAAACACGCTGCAGGCCCCGGCCAACGGCGAATCCACCGCCCCCGCGGCGGACGCCACCGGTACGGGCGGCACCGGCCTGACGGGCGAGGCCAGCGGCAAATCCCTCTGGGACCGATACCGCGAGTCTCTGAACAGTCTGGGCGACTACAAGACCCCGACGGCAAACAGCCAGGAAGAGCTGATCCGGAAGATGTACGAATCCAACCTGGATTCGAACAAATCCCAGCTCGATAGCGACTACAACCAGAATCTTTCCGACCTCGGCGCGGAGGAAAGCAAGCTCGGGCAGATCTATTATGAGCAGCAGCGGCAGGCGCAGGCGGAGTCCGACCGCAACCGGCAGGCGTTTCAGGAGTACGCGAACGCGCGCGGTCTGAACTCCGGCACGGGCGGGCAGGCGGAGCTTGCGCAGAGCAATCAGCTGGCGGCGAACCTCAACGCCCTTCGCCAGTCTGAGGCAGAGAAGCGCGCGGAGGTCGAGCGGCAAAGGCAGCTGCTCGGCCAGCAGTACCAGCAGGCCATCCAGAAAGCGCAGGCCGACAACGACCTGAATCTGGCCAAAGCCCTGTACGAGGAGGCCGTCCGCGTCGACGAGTCCATCAACTCCGCCGCGCAGGCCGACGCCGACCGGGCGCTGCAGATTTTCAACATGCTCAACAATACCGCCCTCTCCGCTGCGGGCGCGTATGCCTCCAAGTCCGGCGACATGTCCCTCTACGAAAAGCTTCTCGCCGGTGACAGCACCTCGGAGCTCGAAGACCTCTACAACAAAGCCCAGCAGATCGTATCCTCCGGCGGGTATTACTCCGGCGGCGGTGGCGGGGGAAGCTCCGGCACGTACAAGAAGGCTACCAGTGATGAAATGGAGTGGGCGCAGTATTACATCGACATCATCCGCGCCGCTGGCAGTGTCGATAACGTCAAGGATTACCTCAACACGAATTACAAGAGCTACGGTATCCCGTATCAGTCTGTCAGTAAGACGACAGAAAGCATGGCTGAACGTGCAAAAAAATATTCGACGAACGAATATCAGATCGGCTCTGAGAAGGGCCGGGATATTGCCAACAGTCTTGGCGTTGGCAATACGTACCGGGCTTCGGACAATTCTGTGTGGCGCAAATCCTCGAACGGCAATATCTACGTCACAAAGGACGGCGTGACCATGAAAGCAAACATCGTATAACGGAGGCACTTGCCAATGGCAGATTATTATATCAATTCCGACTACGGCAAACAGCTTGCGGGCAGCCTGAAAGCGGGCGATATGGCGGAAGCCTCCGACGGCTCGACGTGGCGGAAGGAAGCCGACGGCAGCGTCACGGTATGGAAGAACGGCCA